TACTGCTTTTTTTAAATCTTCAACTTCATTCTGTTTAAGTCCTGCTCTCCATATATACTTCATAGCATTTCCCAGGCAGAAGTTCATATGCTCTGTTATTTGTATGCACTCTACACCGCTTGGATGCGCGGTGTAGTGCGGAGGTTTATTTACATTATCTGTCATAACTACTCATCAGGGTCGTAGTGACAATACCACGGCCCGCTATCTGGTTCGCTGTACCACCAGTCCTCTTCTAAAGCATTAGGGCATCGTATAGGATCCCCATTACTATACCCATCTCCTTCTAATGTTTCTCCACAGTTGGGGCAGGTATCTCTACTATTCCAATGCTCCATAAGTGCGTCGTGCATTTTTATTCCTCGTCAAATAATCTCTTTAGTTCTTCTTCTCGCTCAAGTCCTGCCAACTTATGAGCAATATGATACTCCTTACACACTGTTTCGAATGTGTCCCACATATTGTCAAATTTAACTTCGTACAGCTCTTTTATAGCAAAATACTTGTTCATAAGAGCATCAGCTAATCTGCCGTCCATGCCTTCCCACTCAGGGCTTTCTACAAAATACTTAGTTACTCTTTCAATGTCGTCAGTAACATTCGCAAATTGTAGCATCTCTTGTTCTAAATCAAAAATTGAGTTACTCATCAGTTACTCCAAAATAACTTAGTGTAAGTTTAAACGCCTCTATATGCTTGGCCATTTCAATCAAATCTTCCTCTTTATCAGTAGAGAAAAAGCCCCCGCAGGTCTCGGTTTCTTCTCCGCGAGCTTTTAAATTATGCTTCATATCCGCAATTGTTTGCTTTAGGTTTTCTACAATTAAAAAATCTGCGGTATCAGAATTAATATCAATTTCAACTTTCATTTCGCTGTAATCCTATTTTTTACGTGTTTGCTATTTTCCCACATTGTTAAGTACTGTAAGTTACTTACATGAGGATTTGACCTATCCCCGTCTATATGATCTACAATATATCCTAGCTGAGCCCAACGCTGTTGTGCTTCCGTAAGGGTGTGCCAAATTTCTTGAAAAGGTTCGGGCACCGGCCTAGGTAAAAATGTATTTGCTACAGCTCTGTGTACTGCTGTGGTTTTACGTTGTGTAGCGCACTTTAAACCCGTAGAGTCTTTATTAGTATTAGCGACTCCTATAAAATCAGGAAAAATATCAATTGGAAGAGATAATCCTATGTAAGGATATCCGTGTCGATTGCCCCATCTAAGCTTTACTCCTTGAGGCCCTATAACATTTCCATATTGAGATATTTTATACTTATCTGTTACAATATCCGGTTTAAGTCTCAATACTAGAGGCCTAAATTCTTCGTCTGGTATAAACTCTAATCTTTGATTTGAAAATATAGGAGCAGTACTATTTCTAGGCTTTGTTAAGCCATAATACTGTTTCCATGCGCCTACAGTGCGGAGCTTAACTCCATAAAGTTCTGCCACTTCTCTAGACTTCCGCCCAGTCTTGAATAACTCCTCGAGCTCTTCTTTAGGAGGTCTTGTACCCGCCGGAGCTCTAGTTTTTGGGTAATTTTTCATTTCGCTGTAATCCTCTTCTCGTAGTCTGCAAGATCATCGTCCCACCAACTGGGTTTGGGTCTGTGAGACCAAACGGCAAAAGTAGCCTTGTCGAGATGATAATAGTCACGATAAGACTGTATAGGGTTATCATAGTCTTTGAGCACGTCCGGCATTGCCAGTCCGAAAGTGGTAAATCCAACTCTCTCCATTTTGAGAGGCTCCGGTAGCTCGTTGATGACTGTGACTGACTTGTGCTGCTTTCCATATCGGTAACGATATTCTTCTCCAAGTGCATTTCCATAACAATGAGTCCACTCGTAGTTATCGAGTGAACTGCGTGCCCATATAGTACATGGGTGATTATACATCATAGGTAGGTAAGGAGTAACAGTACGCTCTTCCGGCTTGAGAGGCTTCTCTGGAGCTTTTGCTTCATTTAGAACAGCCGTCTCTTCTTTTGTAAGAGCGCGAGGAATAAAGCCCAGGACTTTATCAATCCAGATAGTTGTGCAACATATCTGGGCAACTTCCAAGGGCATTTTTACAATATGTTTGTCGACATGAGCTTCCGCACACTTGTCGAGGTCATCGTCAAGATAGAATAAGTTCATGGTTACTCCCGAAATTTTTATATATTATACTAAATCCGAAGTTTTTTGTCAAGATCTATTTTAGGATCGACTGCATATACAAGTTCATTTGTATCGTAGTTCACTATCTCACTGACAGAATTATACTTCTTGCTCATGTGTTCAGCAAATTGTATTGCTTTGTCATAGTGATCGAATCGTATAAATTTTTTATCTCCGAAAGTAACCATGTAAGTTTTCATTAGTTGCAGAATGCTCCATCTTCAGATGCGTCGAAAGTTTTATCTCCGCATCCGTACTTACCGTCTTTGTTGGTGTCACAGGCACGCTGCCATGAGATCATATTAAACGTGAGACCTTCATGCCAAGGCTTGTATGCTTTACACCATTCGTGTGAGCCTACGACCATAGTATCAGTTCCGTCCGGATCTGGTACATAGTCACGTTTTGTCCAAGGCTCTTGAACACGAAAAAAAGTGTCTTTGTTTTTCATAATTTGACGTTTAAACAAGGCGCTACTTGGTGTGCTAATATAAATCTCTTGATTGTCCCCAAGAGTATAAGTAGATCCATCGTCATAATTAATCACAGTTTCTGCTGAAGCCGCGAGAGGCAACGCTAACAGTAGTGCGAGTAGTTTTTTCATTTAGTCTCCTACTTTTTCTAGTCTTTGCATGAGCCGCTCGGCTCGGTTAGTTACTTGCCGATACCATAATGAGTCTCGGCCCTCTACTGCTGCCTCTTTCCACTTACCTTGAGACAACATATTCTTAAAATTCATAAACTTTGAAAGACGCGTAGCGCCAAGATTAAATGCCATATTTACTAAAACTAGTTGCACTTCTTCTGGCCAGTTGTGCCATTGTCCGTAAAGTCGTTCGCAGTCCTTAATGGCATACTCAACATCTCGATCGAAGAGCTCTCGGCTTCTCTCAGCCGTAATGGGTGTCCCGGTAGGTTTTCCAAACTCTTCATCTTCTGGCGTGACCAAGTGTCCGATACCGATAGTAGGATAACCCAAGTGGTCTTCATAAACTTCCAGCACTTCACCTTCGTCTGCTTTAATTTCTTCATATAATCTTTCACGATTCATTTTTACTCCTATAATCCGTGATTGCGGCTTTGATCGCGTCTTCGGCCAACACGCTACAATGTATCTTTACAGGCGGGAGTGATAGTTCTTTAGCAATTTGGACATTGCTGATTTCTCCCGCTTCGTCAAGGGACTTTCCTCGAACCCATTCTGTGAGAAGTGATGAAGAAGCAATAGCACTGCCGCATCCGTAAGTTTTGAATTTAGCATCTTCAATAATTCCGTCGGGCGATACTCTGATTTGAAGTTGCATGACGTCTCCACACGCTGGAGCACCTGTGAGGCCTGTTCCGACATCTGGAGCATCTTTGTCAAGCTTTCCGACATTTCTGGGATTTTCATAATGATCTAGTACCTTTTCTGAATACATTTAAACCTCCTCGGCTACAACTCTACAGTTCGGCCAGTTCTGATTTACATTGCAATCAACTCTTTTAATTTCTACTGTAGTGCATCCGCTAATCAACAATACGAATACCACTACTCCTAGTCTCTTTCCTAAGTAAATCACTTGCTTTATACCTCCATACATTTGGTAGAAGCCCGTGAACAAATAGTATAAACGCTACTTTCCAGGCTCCGAACAAATGTTCGAAATAAGATTTATTTACCTCTTCGAGATGACTTCCAGTCTCCATACTTCATTCCTGCTAACATTACAATTGTTGCTACAAGTGAGAATAAAAATATTGCTTCTTCGGGATTCATTCTCCCCCTCCCCAATACCAAGAGAACATTGCTATTCCTAGAAATAAAAGTAATACATATACATAAGGTTCAATCATTCGTATGTCTCACATATATGTACAGGCGCAGTTTCGTGGTATATATCACACTCTATTTCGTTGCCCGTACTCTCACATCTTACCATTGCAAAAAGACAAAATACTAAGGCTGCTGTAAAAATCCATCCTTCCCAATTCATTACCACTCCAATAGTTTGTTAATTGTCCCTTCTTGTACTACTTCTTCTGTATCTTCTGGCGTTTCTTTAATCATCGTTTGTATACTTTCTTCATAGTATACAATAAGATTTCTTTGCTGGTCAATGTATCTTCGTAGTTCTGCTACATTTAGTGACATATTTTCATAGTCAGGTACACTCAAGGCAAAGAATACAACTACTCCTGATTCTTTTTCAAAAGTAGCTAAAAACTCTTCCATATTTTCTGGAGTTACCGCATAAAACTTAACTCTATGCAGATTAAGAGGTTTAGGATGTGGTTGTACAGGAATATCCTTTACTACATAATCTGTTTTAAGTACTACTTGAGGTTCTACACTCGCACAGGCACTAGTCAGTAGCAGGAGGCTGCTTACCAGAATCAATTTCGAGTTCATCAAAGATTTTAGCTGTAGCATTATTTACTCTCTTTTCAATAAGACCTGGCTTCTGTAATGTAAGTGCAGTAAGGTCATGTCTTCTCAACTTGGCAGCAAGCTCATCTTGGTACGCTTCTGCTTCTTGAGCGCGTATCTGCAAAGTAGAGATATTCTCTTGTGCGATTGCATAGTCTCGCGCCATGGAGTTAATGGTTTCTTGGTTTGTCTCTGCCGCGATCATAAGTTTTGCATTGTTGTCGCGAAGAGTAGCAATCGTAGCTTGTGTATCAGTATAATAAAACCAAGCACCTCCACCCATTGAACCAATTAAAATTAATAAAATTAAATAGGGCATATTGTTCTCAAAAACCGCCTGGGACATAACCCAGGCGGAGACTAGTTATACTAGGACTGATAAGCACATGACCAAAGTGCTTACTGTCCAAAAACCAAGTAGATATATTCCATAAGTGTTAAGAGGGCGCCAAGTTCGTTTATGCGTCATTGATCTGCACGATTCGTGCCTTCTGTTCTTCAGGTACTTCTTGAAAAAGCTCAACACACAGAAGTCCATTCTTCATGTATGCTTGGTCTAGCTTAATATTTGAACCTACTTTGAACACTCGAGTGAACGTCTTACCACTCAAACCCTTATAGATAAATTCTTCACCTTTTACTGCTTCTCTTTTCGAAGTTCCTTCAATTCGAAGTTCATTCTTATCAAAAGTAATCTCGATATCAGACTTATCCCAGCCAGGAACTGCGACCTCTACACGATAGCCGTCTGTTCCTACTTTGACTACATTATATCGAGGATAACCCGTCATCGGGTCGTTTGCGAAGAAATCTGGAGTCATTCTATCGAACCCCAGAAACATTTTGTGAAAATCACTAATGTTCATCATTTGCTTTGTCATAATTTTTCTCCTTTGTGCCCTTATCGGTACACAACTATGAGAACCCTTTCGGTATTCTCTGATTACAATTTCCAGTTATAGAGATGGTCTCTTAATAAATCTTCTTGAGATCGTATCCGACAGGACTTACAACGCTTATTTCGTGTTTATGCCCCTCTAAATCTATAAAAATAAATTGAGTTGGAGATACTTTTTTTAGCACACCTACTTTATAAGTTTTAGGGTTAAATCCTGCTCTCTTTGAACCATCTGGTAGTTCTACTACTTGGTCGGG